GACCCTGTAATAACCCAACTCATGGCACCATCCTCCAGGGGTGATTAGTGGCAGTGTCTTCTAGTGAATAATTCATATCGCGTACCTCACGATGACGATGCCGGAGCCGCCGGCCCCACCTCCGGAAGGCGCGTTTGCACCGCCACCACCCGAACCTGTGTTTGCAACTGCATCTGAACCGGAACCCGTCGAGCCATTTCCGCCGATGCCAGAGCCGCCAGTCCCTGGGGTGAATCCAGAACCAATGCTGCCGCCGCCTCCTGCCGCATAAAACAAGGCGGTTCCAGTAATTGAGCTTTGACGGCCAGCACCACCGTTGCCGCCAGTCGTAGAAGTGCCGTTGCTACCAGCAGAACCGGCTCCACCGCCGCCGCCCGTTCCACGGTCTCCAGTAGGATCGCCGTTGCCGCCGGGGTTACCAAATCCACCAGAAACACTGGTTGGTTGAGTGGCCAAGCCTCCAATTGTATTGCTAAAAGCACAACCTCCCGCGCCAGATCCGCCATTTCTTGGACCAAAGAAGGCTCCAGAACCGCCTCCGTTTGCGACTAAGCCAAACAAACTGCTGTTGCCTCCAACTTGCCCACTGTTGCCAGTGGTTCTTGGAGCACCCTCTCCAACAACAACAGTGTAAGTATTGCCTGTTGCGGCAAACGTTCCTTGAACTAAACCACCAGCACCGCCACCACCTCCGTTTTCAAAGCCCCCAGCGGATGTGCCGCCGGGTCCACCACCACCAACAACCAGATACTCAAAGCTGCCACCTTTCATCACGGTTAGCGATGTGGTGCCAACAGTCTTAAATTCGTGGACGCGGTAAGTGGTGCCGCTAACAACAATGGTGTAGACGAGATCGCCGCCTTCGGCCCAGGTGCTTGACTCCTTGCGAAGCACCACCTTCCCCGGCACATAAATCGGGCTCATGGCTGACACCTCGTAGTGTTATAGGTTCCGGTCATGGTATTGCTACTCCAAATGCGGTGATGAGTGCTGTGACGCGGGCGTCAAGTAGGGCGAGGTCTAGGGATTCGCCGATGGAGTAGAAAGCTAAGCGGGCAGCAGACCTGTATCCAGTTGAGCCATCTTCGCCAAAGATTATGATATTTCCGTTTCGCGAAGTTTGACTTGCAGTGCCCGAAGAAGTATTGGCCTGGCTGGCCCTAATAATATATGCGGAGCTACTATTTCTTGATACGCCAATCAAGCCTGTAGCCGATCCTGTTCCATTTGCAAACGAAGTAGGAGTAGTGCTTCTCGATCTAAAAAAGAGATAATTTCCGGTCCAGATTCCAATACCACTTGCGCCACTTCCCGCCGTAGTTGCACTAGAAGAAATATAAAGCGATTGTTCTTGAGTGGGGGTTGATGCCCAAATGGACAAATGTTGACTGTTCTGTGGATCAGCATTGTTATTGCGGTTGCTGTCCAAATACTTTGTACTTCCATCCCCCACCAACCCCGTCTTCCGGTCGTAGTTGGCGTCAACAAAATTGAAAGAAGTAGGAGCAGCACCCACCAACGGGACCAAGGCTCCTGTTCGTGTCCTAGCTCCAGCCAAGATGCAACTCGCCTTAATGGCGTTCCAGATGCCATCAGCCTTACAACCAATCACAAACTGATTGACTGCTTGTTGGACGCCTTGCTCCAGTGCCTGATTGTCGGCCACCTCCACAGCTTGAAGGTACGCCTGGGCATCTGGATCTGACACCGCAGCCCCGCCATACCCAGGCCGCACGATCAGCGTCATACGCCCTCCTCAACCGGCGGAGTAGTGTCGTTGGTTTCTAGGGCTGGCTCCTCCTCAACCACGGGTGCCACATAAGGCGTCCCATCAGCGTTGAACTTGGGCGGGATGGGGCCGGTGTAGTACGGGCCGACCTTGAGGTCTTGACAGGCCTTACGGGAAACGGATTCGGCGTACTCAGCCACAACATCTTCAGGGTCTTTGCCCTCAAGATTGGCGGTAGCAATGATGCCGGGGACGAGCGTGTCGTCGATTGTGATAGTGAAGTCCATAGTGATGATGCGGGTTAATTCGTGAGTGGGACTACGCGCCCTCAAGGGCTGCGACACGGGTGCGAAGTTGCTGAATCTCAGCAATCAACAGAGGCACCAACGCTTGGTGATCCATCTGCTGATAGATCGGGTTGCCGTCGTCATCTACAGCGTCCTTTTCGCCTGTGACGCAATACGGTGCAACCTCCTTAGCTTCGTGAGCAACCAACATGGGGCGCTCCACGGTAGCTCCGTTCATCACGCCGCGATAAACCTTGAGAGCGTCGATTGCCTCACCAGAGTTATCAATGTTCCCAAGAATAGTTTTGGCGCGATAGTCAGAAGTTGTGTTGTAAGCAACAAGTCCGCCAGCGCGGTTGTATGTAATGCTTCCGCGCACTGCATGTGTTGTTTCTGTGCCAAAAGCAATAAAATTGTTATCTCCAGTCGTAGCCTGATGCCACAATGATTCAAGAATTACACCAGCAGCACCACTGGTTCTATACGAAGTAACTGTTGTGGCGCTTTCAACTCTTAACCTGCCATCAAAGTAGGCGGTGCTTGCCGTTGTATTGATGAAAACGTTGCCGGAGCTGTCGATGCGGGCGCGTTCGTTGGCAGCAGTGTGGAACCTAAGAACACCCTGCCCACCAGAGATAGCGCCACCAGCATTTATATTAAGATCAAAAGAATTGCCTACATGGAATCCATAAAAATTACTTGTTGTCCCATAAAGAGTTAATTGTGGCTGCGTCCCAGAGGTATAACTTGAAAATATGTTACCAAGAGTAATCTGCCCACTTGCGTCGACAGTAGTTCGACTGGTGCCGTTGGTCTGAAGATCCAGCAGCCGCCCAGTGAAACCAGACGTCGCATTAACCCCAAGCCCCGTGCCGCTGGTGCTCCAAGCAGTCGAAGTAGTCCCTGCGGGCTCGATCAGAACCTGAGGCTTGGTTGTGGTGGACGTACCACCCGTAAACCAAGTGCCGGTGACGTCCAGCGGTGGGGTGCTGGCTGCTCCGTTAAGGGCCAGCGTCACGTCACCAGTAGCGCCAATGACGGTGCTAGGCACGCCTGCGTACGCCCCAGCGTTGTTATAGACCAGTTGCCCACTAGAGCCTGCAACTAGTCCGACGGTTCCAGTGGCATTGGGAAAGCTGATGGTGCGGTTTTGGGTAGGTGTTACGGTTTGAAGGGTTGTAGTAAAGGTTCCCCCATCATCCAGAACAACATCTCCACCAACCTCAAGTTCATCATTAACATCATCCCAAACAAGATTAGGAGATGCTGCTAACCTACTACCATCAGTATATTGAATTTCACCAGCAGCGCCAGTAGCAGATGCGCTACCGAAGACATAAAGAGTTTCATTAAGGGGGTTAATTACGGACCGATTCCACTGTCCCGTGACAGCAGAGTAAATCCAGACCGTATTGTTTTCTGTATACGTTTGTCCCTCAGTAGGACTAACAGGAAAGGCCATAAATTTGAAAGATAAGGTTTATTTTTATGATTTTTGGGTGATCTTCCGAAAGGTCATGTACCATCCAGAGCCATTACCCTCAACCATCCACCGTTTGGACCAGTTTTTCCACGAATAGGGGACATATTTACCCCCAACACCTGGCTTTAGGTACCCACCATTACTATTATTCATTTCCCCATAGGGGTCATGGCAGATAACATGGGTATCCGTAAGGCCCACCACGAGCATCCAATGACCTCCTCCTGTGGGGGCGTGAGCAGGACCCTTATGAAGGATGCCACAGCCCACCGGGTAGCCCTTTTCTAGTTCCTTTTCAAGCGTTGTGAGGGTGCCATTCCTCAAAAAGGATGCCTTGACCCCATAATGGGAACAAGCACGGATGTGAGATAGGGCCTGAGTGGTGTCTCCGTACTTAAGGACGGTACGGAGATAATCATCATCAGCATTGGAGCCCAACAAAGAGGATGGTTGTAGAAATTTCACCGCCATCGCACACGTACTCGAAAAGCACATGCGATCTCCGTGTTGGGTAGCGGAGTCCAGCTGAGGGTAATATTGAGGGACAGCTAACGTGATATTAGTCACCGTTTCACTTGAGGATCGAATCTTTAACCTTTTGGATCTTGTCGTCTTCCGTACGGAACGGCTTCAAAGAGTTGACAGCGTTAAGGATGAGTTGAACGATGCTATTCTCCTTAAGTTTGCTAGTCCCGATAACCTCAGAACCAATAAAGAGAACAAAGAAGGCAAGAGTTTCGTAGGAAACTTTAAGACCAAGAATAGTAAGCATTTGATTAGCGGCCTTGACCGCGAGAAAGTTTGCGGGTGCCTTTTGGAAGGCTATGTTGTCCTTGACCCTGACGAGTTTTCTTGGGGGGGCCGGGAATATGCTCCACCTTTTGATGTGATTTCGGTTTTCCCATTGCGGTTAACCTTCGTAGATGATGTTGATATTACCGAGGTCAAACGTGGCGGTTACGTCCCAAGTAATGCGAACACGATCCAAAACCCCACTTAGTTGTTTAGTTCCTCCGCCGGTAATTGAACCATATAGCTGTCTAGGGGGTGATGGAATATTTGTCGCTGCTGCTATGTTAAAAGCACCAATCCAACGATTTCCGGTTATATTTGTAAAAACTATTTGACCACTTCGAAAGCTTTCTGCAAGGCCAAACTGTGCCAGAAATCCAATGGTTGAAGCAAAGGATACTTGCTGTTCTCCAGGCACACTAGTATCATAATACTGAGCTGATCCATAGCTTAAATAACCTGTTGTTTCAACACCGCTGGATGTTCCCAGTTGGATCAGAAGATTAGAGCCTGCATTATTGCAACTAACCTGATCAAGTACTGCGGTAACGCGCTTTGCCCAGCTAGGAATGCTAGTAAAGTCGATAGCGGTCCCGCTGGTAGCAGAAACAGAAGTGCCACTAACAAGCCTAGGCTGAGCCGTAGCATAAGTAATAACCCCCGTCATCGTCCCACCAGCCAGCGGCAAAGCAGCGTTAGCCGCCACTAGGGCAGAGTTAGCCGTAGCAGCAATGCCATTTGCGGTAGCATCAGCAGCGATAGCAGTTGCGTTAGCTGCGTTGGCCGTAACCACAGCAGCATTAGCATTTGTAAGGGCTGTGTTGGCGGTTCCAGCAATACCATTTGCGGTGGCGTCTGCTGCGTTAGCCGTTGTAAGCGCAGTATTGGAGGTATTATTAGCAGCAGTAATCTGTGCCTGAAGACCAGCCGTACTTTGATTAGCAGCCGAATTAGCTGTTTCCTGAGCAAGATAAAGAACTTGATCAAAGTTAAAGTTTAGGTCATCTGCCTTAATGGAAGATCCAGGAAAGAAGGTAGCCTGAAGAGCCGTATCATCAGTACTACGATCAAGAAGAACCACCGCCCCATTAGCTGGAGCAGTGACAAATTCAACCGTGGTAGCATTGGCAAACGAATATTGAGTTGTAATCGTCTGAAGAACACCATTAAGGTATACGTTAATATCAGACGTGTCTAGATATGGGAAGGTAATGGAGAATAGCTTATTAGTGCCATTCGCGGTGTATGTGTTTGAGGTTGTTGCCATCTATTTAGGGGTGGGTTGTCTTAGTACTTTAAAACTTCATCCATCAACTTTCTATCTTTTTCCGATATGCCGATTTTAGAGGGGTTAGCCAGTGCGGCACTAGGATTGTAATTGCCCTGCTTTATTTGATACTCCTTCCGTTGAAGTTCAGTAATCTTAGTTCCAATAGAAGGGTCTGTTTCTTGGAGAACTTTAAAAGCGTAGTTTTCAGCGTCCGTCCAAATTTCTTGAACATTGTCATAAACTAGTGGACTCTTTGATTGGAAGTACTCTTTATCAGGACCAAAATAACGCTCTTTCCACTTTTTAAGATCGTCTTTAAAATAAGGCTTCCTCATTTCATCTAAAAGCTTACCCCTGACATTGAAATCAAACATAGCCTTGCGAACAATGGCCTTTTGATCTCTATTTAGGGGAATGTTTTTAAACTTATCGAGACGGTCACCCCATTTAAATTCAATCTCAGCAAGCATATCTACTACTTCATCCTTTCGGGAAATACCAACTTCAAAAGGAACGTTAGCATTCCAAATGTTACCGTTGGGATTCTTCATCGGTTTGCCATCCATAACGCTAATCATGGCTGGAGCAAAGTTCCGATAAATGGGAAGTGCATTTTGCAGCATACGATCAAACTCATTAGAGTATTCACGCATGTTACCATCAAAGGTATTGGCTACACCCCTCCGAAAACCAGAAATAGGTAGTTGGTTATTAACCGCATTTAGACCAGCTTTAGTTGCTCCGGCAGAGGTCCAAGTTTCAGGATTAGCAAGTTCTGCGAGGTTGGCAAGACCTTGAAAATAACTCTTTTCAGTAAAACTACCAGCAATAGTAATAGCTAAAGCTGTCACTAGCCTATCACCAAAATCTTCTGACATTCCATAAGTATTTACAACCCTAGCAATATTAGCCGAAGCGGCAATAATATTAGACAAGGGTTCAACCATGTTATATGGAACATAAACGCCATTAAAGTTTAGTGATCGTGGTTTGATATTAAGATCTTTCCATCGTTGGTATTCAGCAGGTTCCTTTCGTGGATTAGGCATGTCGCCTGTAATTAGGTTATTGGCCGCCATATACGCTGCCGAAGCAACAGCCATAACTCCAATAGCTTGCCGTCCATTCATTTCTGCCAGTAGCAGCTCATCACCACCGTCCTTTGCTGCCTTGTAATTTTTAGAAAAGGATCTAACAACAGGAAGATGTTCAAGTTGGTAAGTAAGAATGTTGGCAGGAGTCCTAATAAAAGGAATCATCCATGTTCCACCAGGAATAGCTGAAACAGCTCCAGAAATGTAATTAGCTACTCTGCCTGGATCACTTTGAAATGTACCAATTTCAGCATACTCCTTAAAAGCTTCTGATTTAATAGTACCTGTCTGAGGATCCATAACATTAGCATACTTGGTCATCTTGAGTTCCATGAACTTTTTAGGATCATAGATTCCAGATTCCATTGCCTCTAGGGTTGCCTTTTCATCAATGCGTTGACGGACGAGGATGGTTTTAAAGTAATCATCCATGCCCATCATGAGCTTTTCAGGAAAGTCAAAGTATTCTGAAACGGCATAATGCCATTTTAGAAAACCAACAGCCACCTTTTCTGGCCGAGTAGAAGCCACTTGATCGAGTGTTTCAAGAGCATTCTTTGTTTCCGAACGGCGAATAAATTGATTAACTGATTGGTTAGCTGGAACGCCCGTTTGAATTGTCCTACGTGCCACCCTCCACGCTTCACCAGCACTGCCAAGAATAGAATGGTAACCTGCTAATCCAGCTCGCATTTGAGCAGGATTAAGATTAAGAGCACCACCAATAATAATACTGGAGGGACGTTCGATCAATCCATAGACAACACTGCCGTTCCTAAAGATGGTTTTAGCTCCAGATAGGATAGAGTTATAGAAATGACGGGCAGCAACTTCACTGAGATTACTAAGAGCAGTACGAGCAAAACTAAGAGTCTTTGATGGATCACCACCACTCAATTGAAGTGCCCTGGTCAAGCGACGCATAGCATCTAGACCATTAGCATCTCCACGACGATAAGCGTCCTTAGCTTCTTTAACCATTTTCTTCATGGCAAAGATAGTAAGGGCTGTATCGTTTTCATCAACCTCAGTACCTTTAATAATCTGATCAATTTCACGTTGATCAAGATTCTGCAAAGCTCGAACCCTTAGAGCACCCAAAGATCCACCAAAGAATTGAGTACTCTCTTTATAAAGTTCTAGCAGTCCAAGCAGTCTATCTGAAATCCGTTCATAGTAATCAGCATCAGCAATCTGAGCTGTATCGGCCTTTTCAGCTTCTTTAGACAGCCTGTAAAGATCGTTTGCATAGCTTGCAATGGTGATCTTAGCAGCGCCCAAGGTTTCGGCTGTGACACCCACCAAGCCTTTCTTGCTAGTGGAGACCGTTTCCCCAGCTTCACTGAGAAGCTTTTTCATCAAAGCACTTTCGTCATCTGTAGCAAGATTATCGTAAGTCTTTAGGGAATCAGTAAAATCCTTATTGATGCGGTAGATGTTTGCCAGTACCTCACCATAAGTTTTACCGCTCGCCTTTGCGATTGCTTTGATGTCAATCTTTTGCTCAATCTCTTTAAGAAGTGTCCGACGAACATCCTTTGACATGCCCGTCTGTTTAACAGCGGCTTCCGTTAAGATGTTGCCAGCATTACCATGAATGGAAACCCTGCCAGTACCAGGAAAACCCTCTTCAAGGTTTAGTTGTTTGGCGCCAATGTCATTAACATCATCGGCCTTGATTGTTCCTGTGTTTTGAAAATACTCCTTTTGGGTATTTGGATCAACAGCATTATCAAGGTCAATACGGATATCAGTCTGCTTTTGCCGAAGATTATCAAGATCCAACTCTAGCTGTTGAACTTCTTCTGGATCAGCAGTTGTAGCACGTCTTGCTTCTAGTTGCTGTGCATCTAGCTCTAACTGATTAAGTTCTTGAGTTTTAACTCCCATCATATCAGCAGTTTCCTTGCTAGAAGCTTGAGCCACTTCTTTCAAGTTTTTATCTGCCTCAGTATTGAGAACTTCCAGTGCTTCACTAACGACCCGATCCTTATCGTAACCCTTAGCCACAAGTCCCCTGGCAAACCGATAGGAAGTGGTTAAAGCAGGAAGAATTACATTACCCGCAACATTAAGGGGCAGTCCTTCAAATACGCTTTTGACAGAGTTAAGGATTGGATCTCCTTTCTTCTGGTCACTAGCAAGAGCAAACATCCAAGACTGTTGAAGGTCCTCAGGAACCATTCCTTTGATAATTTCAGAGAAGTTACCATCCTTGGCGTCTGTTAGAAAGAAGTCAGCAATGGCACTAGGAACCAAACCTTCCGTAACAATACGCTTTCCTTTGGCACCAGCCCACGCAGCACCTTTAAGACCAGCAGGCATAGGTGACGTGCCTAGTTTGGCTCCAGGAATATTACGCAACGACCGAGACAAAAGGAAGAAGGACAGGAGCTTTTCTCCAGTCTTAGCCACATCAGTGCGAGGAGCTTTTGTTAGTTCTGTGTAGGAACGTTGGTAAGCTTCATCTGCGGGGGATAACCCCTTGTTAACAGTGTTGTTAAGATAGAATTGATAGCTCTTATCAATGGCAGCCTCAACGGGTTTGGCAAACGCACCGATACCAGCCCGAATGACTTCCGTTCCAGCAGCACTTACTGGGTTGGAATATGCTACTTGCTCTACGGCTTTTTCAGTTTCTTGAAGTTTAGTTTGACGTTTGACTCGTTGTTGCTTACGTTCTTTAGCAATCTGATCTGGTGTTTTTTGATCACCGCTCAAATTGTCTAGAAAATCAGCAACAGGAATGCCAATTTTTTCTTCAATAAACTTACCAATACCATCGAGCTGTCCAGCCGGTTGAGCCTTTGGTTTAGTGGGACTGACAAGAGTTTTGTTAAACTTCTGTTCTTCTACCTGTTTAGCCTTTGATTTAGCAGCTTGCTGTTGTTGTTGTTTAGCTTTTGCCTGCTTTACTTGGGCCTGCTGTTGTTGAACTTTCTGTTGTTCTGATTGCTCATTGAGTTCTTTGAGCTTTTCAATGTCAATAGCTGGATAACTATTCATGGTTTATAAAGGGGTTCTCCGCAGAGAAATATTGAAGATGATTGTTATGGAGAGGCTTACTCCGCAGAATAAACCTCTTTTTTCCATTTGGTATCAGTCTAAGGAGGGGGAGGAGGCAGTGTTCCCTGTGACGGAGGTAACTTGCCAAGGTCTTGCATCCACCGTTCATTTGTCGGTAAAGAAGTTCCTTGATTTTTTAGGTAAGAATCCCAGATTGCCTTTGTGTATTCAGCAACTGAAGGATAACTTCTTCCGTTGTAAGTTTCTGGTTTTGTATCATTCCAACGTTTTGCTTGGCCAGAATACCAAACAGCAGCGGCACGGCGAATCATTTGCTCACCAGAAAAGCCAGCAGCAGCCTGATCCTTAAGCATATCGTTGAATCGGCCATTGACAACAGCATCTTGAGCTGCCCGATCTTTCAAGAATTGCTGAGGAGTCAGGGCTTTGCCAAGATACTTTTGGGTCCAAGGTCCCACATTTTCAGGCATAACCTGTCCAATGCCAAGAGCGCCAGAATCAGGATTTACCGCACTGTAATTGCCGCCAGACTCTTTTCCAATAATAGCCTGACGGAATGCAGATACATTTGTTGGTAGAGAGCTTTGATCTGAAGGAGTCATTTGATTTTGCTTCAATCGTTGAAGTTCAATTTGATACTGGTCCCTCATTCTAGGAGTAGTACGAGGATTGGCAATCAATTCAGCAAGCCTAGGGCTAACAGCCCTGTTTTCTTGGTAAACTTTGTTGCCGCTTTGAATTGCATTAACATCGTACGTTTCTCCAACTTTAGGAGCTTGCCTACGAAGAAATTCAGGAACAGACACACCCGCAGCTTTAGCAGCAAAGTTAACGTCAGCCGGAGGTTTGCCACCACTGGTAACTACATCATATGCTGCTCGCCACCTTTCGGGACTAATAGAAATGTCTTGAATAGCAGAAGTAACTCTGGGTACACGTGACTGGACAAGATCAACCAAGTAACGGCCATTTTGACCAGCAGCAGTCCCAGCAGCAGGTTGAACTACTGCTCCTTTTAGGTTGGGGTTTTTTGAACTTGGCAGAAACTTTTTGCCGTCGCTAGAAATAAAATCAGGCGCAATAAGTTGAAGCACTTCTTCAATGCGCTTGTTAATTGCACCACCTTTTGGCTCAAGCTTTCCAGATTTAAGCTCTGCCTCAATGGTAGATTTAACATACCCAAACATACCTTCGACCGCTAGAGCACTAGCATTATCAAAGTATTCAGGAATTTTCCCAGCTAGCTCTCCAGAGTTTTGCTTTAGGTAATCTTTGGCTTTACTCTTGATAGCAGAATCTGGAGGAAGTAAATCCTTAATGGCCTTTTCTTCTTCAAATCTGTTCGACTCTCGGTCATAAATTTCTTGAGAAATAACGCCTTGAGTCTTAAGAGCATCCAGTTCTTTTAGATTAACAGCCGCAGCACCCAGCTTATCGGCCCTTTCTGGATCATAATCAGGACCATTATTAACTAGCTGTTCAATGATTGCTCGTACTTCAGGTGTTTGAGGAAGCGTACCAAGTTCTTTAATTGCTTCCCGATAATTTGCTGGATTTCTCCTGTTGTAGAAAACTGCAACAATTCCTTCAGCTTGATCTTTTATTTCTTTATTATAATCTTCATCTTTTTGATTAGTGGTAGTCCTAATCAGATCAGACAACTCTTTTTGGCTAAAACGTTGACCGTAGGTGCCCAAGTTTGGATTGCTTGGATTGATAAGGGTAGCGTTATAATTTTGTAAAACTTGCCCAGCTAAGGTCGGATCACGATCATTTAATATGCGAATGAGACCCACTACCATCTCATTTGTTTCAATATTAGCCTTCTGTCTATCGTTCTTATTTAATGTAGTCAGTCTATCATTAAGATCAAAGAGAACCTTTTGTGCTGATTCTGGATCTTTTGCAATCAGTTCAGCTTGTTGTGATAGACCACCCCGTAGATCTTCCCGTTCGTTGGCTTCCCGTGTGGTAATGATCTGTTGCATTTGCATACCCAGCATTTCGCTACGAGTACGCATGGCAATGGGGGTAAGTTCAGCCGCAATGATGACCGGATTAAGATTACCTAAACCCGCCTTTTGAGCATACTGTTTAATTCCTACTTCCCAACTGGCTTCAAGTTGAGCACGAGAAGATGCCCTAGCTGGGGCAAACAACACGCCGTCTGGGCCAGGAACAGTAGGATCAGTTCCAGTCATGAAATCAGACATGAACGCTTCAAGGCCACTGGCTGCTACACGAGCCTTGCCGATGGCTTGACCGTAAGCCCTCCAACCTTTAGCAGCAGGAGCTTCTTGATATAGCGATTCAGCAAGATCCGGATTAGTAACACCGACCTGGGCAACTACTTCTCGATTAGAATCATTAGCTGATTGAAGCAGAGCTTTGTCGTTGTTAAACTTCTCTAGTTGCTGCTGAGATGGAGCCATCCGACCATTGACAATATCAGCAATACCAAGGTTTTTTTGATTCTCATTATTTTCTTTGGCTCGTTCTACCAGCGTTCTAGATAGCAGATCACTAAATTGAGCAAAGGCTTGAAGGTCCCTTTCGGATTGCTGAAGCATCTGCCGACTTGGATCGTAAGCCGTATCGGGTTGAAAGGAGACACCTGTTTGAGATCCAGTTAGAGCAACCTGCTGGCCAGGGGATTCATAGATACTAGCCATGGTTTACGCAAGTCGGGGCATTTGATATGCTTGAGGATTAAATTTGGTAGAGCTACTATTCAGACTTGATCCACTAGAAACTGATCCTTTGCCAACACCACCACTACCGCCACCGGCAGAAGGCGCCTTAAGTGACATAGCAGTTTGAGCCCCAGAAATACCAGCCCCAATCAATCCAAGTGCCAAACCAGCACCACTAGGCTTAGCAAGACGTTGGGAAGCGGCTTGAATATTAGCAGCATTTTGCTGACGGGTAATATCCTCCATGCCAAAGAAGTAATCCTGTTGAGCATAGGCAAGGTTCATGCCAAGCGTACCCAGATCACGTCCCTCAACACGCTCAGCATCAGCCAGGAGGCCGCCAACGCTTTGTCCAGTACGTCCAGCAGCCAAGGTAGTTCCCTGTGCTTGGAGACGCCGGATGAGGCCTTGTTCCGCCTGTTGAGATGCTTTATCCATCTCACCCTTCATCTTAAGTTGTTGTTGTTGATAAGCCCTATTGGCAGCTTCAGCGTTAAGGTTACGTTGCTCTTGGTAGGCACGTTCCGAAGCACGAGCTGCTTGACTTTCAGCTTGATAACCAGCAATGGATTGAACGGCACCCATAAGGCCCGTTGTAATGCCAATAATTAGCGTGGGTTCACACATGATTTCGTTAGTTTAGCAAATTCAACATAAGTAAGATTGGTTTGAGTGGTAACATACATAAGCTTTTTAAATCCAAGCATATGAAGCAGCTTCATGTGAAGACGATTCCTTGGATCAGCAATGTTATGTAACATCTCATAGGAGGTTTGTTGTTCGACCCATTTCTTAGCCTCCTTAAAAAATAGCTTTGGGTACGGACGGACATACGGTGTGGTAAGCATCCATATGGCTCCGCAATGGGCATCTGTTCTGGATACCCCCGCCACCCCGCAGATCTCTCCGAGTGGGTTCCGAAAGGTTACCGGATTATCTGAAAGATCAAGAGAAAGGCAGAGGGTGGCCTCCATAATGGTATGGCCAAGACCCTCTAGTTCCCTTCGATCATCTTCTTGTAGGTGCTGAGCCACCCAGATTGCGTCTGAGCGGCTCGCCGGGTGGATTAACGACATAACGGGTCTTCCCTTTATCAGAGGGAGTTGATTCCTTTGTTATTGTAGGTACCTTCCCAATCAATGGAAGTAAAGGCTGTTTGGAATGGACTGTCAGCAATCAATTCAAATTCAAACTGATCACCCTTTGCCATGACTGGAATTGTACTTTGAGCATTACGAATGATGGGAATGTTATTGGCTTGGTAATTATCCGCATTGATTTGTGGAAGTTCCAATTCAAAATCATCCCTACCATCAGACCTAATGACTGCTCGATATGGACCAGAGTTGTAACTATTGACTTTGATGCGACTGACTCGGGGAATGTTAAGGGTATCTTTAGCAGCCCTGGCTTCATCCTTTACAACATAGAATGCTGGTAGTTGAGCCATTGCTTCATATTTATACCCAAGAGCAAACTTAGACGCAGTGTTTACCGAAGTAAAGACAAACTTATCAAAGTCAATTAAGGTGGTTGCTACGGTTGTGATAGTGAACGTTGTGTTTGTCAGAACCGTTACCGCATAGTCACCAACAGCAACACCAGTCAACACGGTAATGGTATTACCCGTAACAAGGCGATGCGGGAATTGACAAGTGATGGTTGCTGTTGTAGATCCAGCAAGACGATCTACCGTACACTTACCACCGGCTGCCTTTTCATTTCCATCGCGGGTCAAGAAGTATTGCTGTCCAACAGGCTTAGTGGCATCATATTGAATGGTAAGTTCTTGGAAGTAACCAGCAATGTCTGGGTTCAGGTAAACCAAAACCGTTTGCAAATTAAGATCCTCAAACCCATCCTTAAAGCAAATGCTACTGGTGTCTGTTGCCAGATCATAAGTAACAAGTGGGTTATAATCAAAGAGATCCAACCTCACATCAAGGTACTGTCCCTCAAACAGAAGCGATTCCGCAGGGGTGTCAGTAAGCAGCGACATCTTGCTCAACACATAGTTAGAGCCGTGTTTGGTAACGACAAATAGGATGTCATGATCAAACGTAAAGAACTCCACATCACTAGGCATGATCCATCGGAACCAACCAGAAATACGGTTATCTCCGTTTTGGAACCACCGATAGAGGTAAAGGTTACGGATTTCTTGTTTGCTAAGAATCGCTAAGGTTCCTGCGGATTGTGATGCTTGCATGTCCACCACCGCAGCAGGAATGTAGGTGGGCATCAATCGGGTAAGTTCAATTGACTCAGGCTTCCTACCGCCATCCGACACCGCCATCTCATAAACAGAGGAGGCTTTTTCTCCTTCCTCAACAAACACGTAGGTGCTACCAATATCAATAGGAGCAATTCGATCTGTTTGACTGAGCGTTGAGATCAGGTTGATTTCAGCAGTCTTTGGAGCAAATGCTTCGGTTGTGGTTGACAACAGGAACTGAGCATTATCACCAAACAATAGCAACCCCTGTGGAGACGAGATGGCATGTTTAAGGCGAATCGGCTTAAGAGTACTAGCACTGATGTCAATGGGGTCGCTATCAATAATGGTGATAACGGTACTCGCAAAGAAGTTAAAGTAGTCCCCTGCTTGTGAGCAGATAACATTCTGCCGGGACGTAAACACCATTCGGTTCTTATAAAACGAAATGGCATCAACAGGATACCCAACAAAGGAAGGCATTGGGTTAGTTTCTACATCACCAACGTCCCGATACTTCCAATATTTAAGACTGGTTGCATCACTTTTAATTGGCGTTGTATTGACGGAGGTAATAAGAAAGGCATCACCAGCATCGTTTTGAACAATGTTGGAAGCGGTATACCCTTGACCAGGTTGAACAATACTAACGGCAGTAATGATACCATAGTTGGTTGTGGTTGCTACAAGGCCAGCCCTTAGTTCGTTACCAACGTTTTGAAAAACGCCATTGACAGAGTAAACCGTATTACCAATGGTCAATGATGCGGTGGTGTTTTGGGTTACACCAATCTGTACTCCATTGACATACCAGTAATAGGTAAACCTATATGTTTGAGAAGTAGTTCTACCACTGGTTACAAATCCTAAAGCCCTACGATCTTGACGGATGTAAGTGCTGGAGCTAGCAGCCGTGCTAAACGTAGATACGGAATTAGTCACCCTATCTACCTGAAGCCTGAGGTTAGAGCCAGTCCCACCTCTTGCGGCAAACTGTTCCCCAACAACGTGACCGCCGCTTGTTGCTCCACTCAACACAATGCCCTCAACAACACCAGTAATGTTTACTGGAGCCGTTCCGCCTGCTGATGCGAGGTCTAGTTTGCGGTAGGTAAAGGTACCATTTGCTTCCCTGATGATAGCATGAGGCATCGTCTCCTCATTGAAATTAAGAACAGTACCTGGAGCAATGGTTTCTTCCCAATGTCCAGCACCACTCGTTTGCCCAGGGGTTGATGGAATAAACTCTACCCAATACTCATCCGAGCTACTTTGAGCACTGCCTTCAACCTTAATGCGTCGATTGGAGAAAAACTCACGAGGCAATTGAGCAACGGAAGTAACAGTCTCCTTAAATGCTTCAACAGCAGTTCCGGTTGTTCCTCCGGTAGCCTTTAGCGAGAAGTCTCCGTTATTGGCGCGACGAATGAAAATAGTATTACCAATGCCTGCCGCGATATAAGCAGCATTAGCATTGATAGACCCTACAAGAGCAGTGATGATGGTTTGAACACTATTCTGCGTAGATCCACTTGCGTTGGATGGCGTTGTATGTGTAAAGGTGTTACCATCAATAGTAATTGTATAATCAGTATTGAAAGCAACGGTATTGATGTTTACAAAACCAAATGCGGAGTAAGCACTGCTTGAAGTAGTTCCTTCTTTAACTACAACTGTTCTATTAAGAACAAAGATGTAATCATTGACCTGAAGGATTCGTAGATCATCCGCATGGGTATGCGTCGCATAAGTAACGGACTCCGCAGCAACAGCATTTACTGTTTGTTGAAGACCACTATTGGCACTCCAAATCTTTAGAGCACCTGCCTTACTAAATTGAATGATGTACTTTTCTTGGTCATCACGAAAGATTGGAAACCAAGTGCCATCAGCAACAGCATTAGCAAGTTTACTAATCCCACGCAACCCAGGACGCTTTGTGAGGCCAATTGCGGTGTCTGGATAGTAGTTATCACATACCCGTAATTGACCATTATATTTGGTAGTGTCGGGCTGTTGCGAAACGCCACCAATGAGGTTATTAATCTTTTGTGAAATAGCTGCCATTATCGTGCAATCGTACGGAACGGAGTATAAGAAATGTAGAAGTTCTGACCAGTTTCTACACCAAAGATATTGACCTCAGAGGTGTTAGTATCATAAGCGATACAGTTAGCCCTTAGCATCCCCTCATCTTGTTGGTTAAACTGGAACATCTCCTTAGAACCAACAACACTACCCGCAAACACACGAGAGGCACGTTGGGTAATGTAATCCTTAAAGACCTGAGGAAGATCCTCAAAGGGGAACAACCAAACCACATCACAAATAACAGGACTACTTGTCCAAGCAGTGAAGCTATGGCTGATCTTATCGTAAAGCTTACCGTCTCTAATTACTGTTTGATATTGTTGAACATTCTCGTATTTGTTGTCTGACAATTGGAGAACGTTATCGGGAATAACAATCTCGTCATTAGCATCAGGAGTAAAGGGGTACTTCACTTCGGTGTTAAAGTGCCATCCTTCTCCTTGAACTTCCCGATTAACAGAATCAAGAATAGCAATAGCGGTAGCAATTTCTGGGTTAGCGATGTCGAGCGACACCACAGGTGCCTGCCCGATGCCGGTCAACATTTGGTTGATAGCTTGGAGTTGGGTCGTCATTGTTCGGGACAGGAAAGAAAAAAGAGGCCCACCGTTAATAGGCAGGCCCAGTATCAAACGAAGAGGATTATCCTCAAACGTTACGGAAGGCACCGGCAACGCCGACGCGCACAGCACCGCAACCATAGGCCAGACGGCCCACGATAACGTCGCCTTGGTAAATCACTTTGGTGTCAGCACCCGTGGTCTGCACGCTGGGGCCAATAGCCTCAACAACGCCAGCAGCATCACGGTGGAAGATCAGGCCGCAGCTGTTGGTGAAGTCGGTGGCAATACCATAGGTGTTGTTCTCACCGGTCACGGCAGCAGCATCAATAGCAGTGCCAGAAGCCGAACCATACTTCCCAAGGAAGGGGATGTTGTTGGACTTCTTGATGGAGATACCAGCGATCTCATAGAGACCATCACCAGAGTTCATGCTACCACCGGCAGCACCATACTCACGGTTGAGGATGTTGGTATCGACCTGAGAGATCAGGGCGTAGTATTGACGGGGGCTCAGCACGGCCACACGGCCATCCTTAGGAGCAGCCACTTCGTCAAGACGGGCAGCAGCTTCAAAGAAGCCATCAACCAGGGCCTGAGCATCATACTCTTTGTTGGCACCAAGGTTGATTTGGAAACCACCAGGCTCACCAGTCACAGCAGCCGAAGCAGCCGAGGCACGATCCAGAACGCGGAAGATACGGCGATCATAGAACTCAGCCAGGCTCTGGCCGATCTGACGGGCGATGGGACCACGAATGTCATACTGACTCATGATCTCGTCAAGGTTATCCACAAAGGCGGATGCCACCAGCAGGTCATCCAGCGCGATGGTGGTTTCGGCTGCCGGAGGGTTGCCAGAACCGAGGATAGGCACACCAGGAGTGCGGTAACCAGCCGAGATACGACCGGTATGAATGAATTGAGCTTGCTTGCCACCGCGCAGGGTCCGGTTCATCACCAGATCTTTTGCGATAGTAGAGTTACGGAACGCCTCGTAGACTTCGCCCGTAAAGAGCTTCAGGAAGAGGTTAGTACGCTGAGCGTAAGTAGGAGATTGGCCGCCAGCTTTGTTACTGGCGCCAAGATAAGATACAGTTGCAGTCATCGATTTAAGGAAATAAGATTTACTAATTTCCTAAGTACTTAGGTTTTTGTTCGCGAATAAGTATTCAATTGTTTTTAAGATCTTGCTTGACACAGGGGTATCCACCGCAGCGGGCCCTGATCCAGCACGTGCTGGGTTTTTAACGTGGCCAGTACCACAATAAGAAAGGGGGTCCTACTCCGAGGTGCCCCCAATCCAAAAGTTAATTAAGGCGAGTAATGGTTACTCTACCAACTCCAGAGCCGGTTAGACCGATCTTGTCAGCCGCACCTTTACTTAGATCAAGACCCCTACCATGAGCATAGGGACCCCGATCATTGACCCGAACAACGGCACACCTATCGTAACAAACCTTGAGGCGTGTTCCAAATGGTAGTGTCTTGTGCGCTGCCGTAAGGCCGTTTTGATTATATCGTTCGCCATTGGCAGTTAGGTTTCCGTGGAAGCCAGGACCATACCAAGAGCTGATAACAGACAGAGTAGTTAGAAGAGGTAGCATGAGTTAATTGCAAAGAACTTTTATATTGCTTACGGCGCCTTCCTTATTATCAAGCAAGTTTGCCTTTGCTTTTCCCTTTGGTTGCCTTTTTGGCAAGGGGAAGTTGAGGACCACTGCGCTTGAGGAACATTTCCTTTTCGTAAGGGTTATCTGTTCCTTTGCCCTTGTTATAAAGCTTTTGTTGCTTTTGGGCATCTTTGTGTTTCTTTGGATCAATCGGCATGGATTGAGCCAACTTGGGTTTACGTGTTGCCATTAGTGGGAACCTATTTAGAGCAAGTCGCCAGAAGCGGCTAGTTTTTGTTCGACATCAAACCGATAAGCAGGGTCCGTACGATACCTCCTGTCACTGATAGCAGATGCTAGTTCAGCATTAGAACGGAATCCTTTGACCGTACTTTTCGGTGCCTTGCCCGACACTTGTTGACCTTCAAACCCAACGGAATCCTTATAACGTTGATTGAGGGCTTGAACAGCAAAGAAGATAGCATCCTTATTGCCGCTGTTAACAACATTATCATAAGCAGCAACTTCCTCAGGCTTGAGGTTATCAGCTGCCCATGCTAGGGTGTCATTATAAGCATCCTGTCCCCCGACAGAAGCAACAATATCCTTAGCAGCATCCTCAGAAAGGGGCTGTGACTGGACGGTTGGATTACTTTTTTGCAGTTCAAGATAAGCTTCGATGAGTTCTTCCGAAGGCATCCCCTTAAGCTTCTCGATTGTTTCAGGCTTAAGTTGATTATCATTAG